AGTGTCTATTATTGGACAAGTATTTTAATTACAATAAACTTTTATTGTCCGTAAATAGATGACAAACTGTCTGTAGGTAAACAACAATAGACACCATGAGTATTGTAATTTACTTCAATCAAATGTGGATAGCATCACACTTTAATCATAATAACTGTCACATATGTATTACCTACACCGGAGTAGAATAACTATACCGAGTTCGTGTATTCATTCGAGGGTGTCGACGTGGGAAGTTTTGGGAAAAGGGGAAAAGTTACAGGGAGCCTCTCTTCTCATCAACAGGTCTCTTCTCTCCTAGACCACCCACGCACAGGGCGAAGCCAGACACTAACGCAAAGGGGACCCCCCCAATCCCGCTACCACTACCCTACTCATAGTACCCCCCAGAAATTTCCCAGTAATTTTTCAGAGGCCCACAACGCGAAAGCGGTGTATTATTAAATTTGCGCTTGACAAACTCTTGGTGGCTGTGTATCCTTAGACAAGTACTTGTCTGTGTATGGAGTATTACCATGAGTAACGAGAGACTATTAAGAATGTATAGCGAAGAGCTTGAGTATTTATGTGGGAAGTTTAGGAACCATCATATTTACTGTTATCCAAAAGATGCGTTGTTTGACTATAGGTCAAGAGTGGCGCCAGCATTTATAGAGGCAGGCTATGAATGGACAGGTAAGAAGCCGGGGATGAAAGAGTATGTGTGCCGTGAGATTGACCTGGGCCTGTTGCTTGTTCATGTAATTGAGAAGGAAGAAGGCTATGAGAGAGAATGGGAGACGCGTAGATTTGCTTGTTTAAACCATCCTAAAAAACCAAGAGTAAAACGAAAGCAAGAGTTTTTCTACCATGAGTTTGAGGTGTCCCGTCTTAGTAATGTGAGTGCGGTGTCTATGTTTGTCGGGAGTACAGATGACTAGTGATTTGTATTTAGTTATAACGCAGCGTCGAGAAGAAGAGGCGACGTGTGTATATGTGTCGCTGAGTTTTGATGATGCGGAAAGGGTGTTGGCTCAGAGGGTGTTGCGTGAGTTTATTCAGGGTGAGCAGTTGTTTTCTCAGAATAATCCTATGCAGAGGGAAGTAGTTGAGCGGTGGTATAATAACTCATGTAGTTATTGGTTAGAACGTAAAGATTTAGAGGAGGTGTTAGATGATGAAAAAGGTTAAGCCTACGGGCTGGTTAAAGTTTGGTGACTGGGTTTATGATAAACTGATAGAGTATGAGAAGAGCGTTAATTGGCTAGCTAAAGAAGTTGGGTGCAGTCATAGTGCATTCTTAGACTATAGGTCTGGCGACAGACAGCCTTCAGTGGCTATTGTAATGGGTACGGTAAAGGCTATAGCTGAAGTAGGCAATATGTCTGAAGAGCGTGTGCTTTTGGAAGTAGCCCGTGATTGTTATGGAGTAGGAGTATGACACTACGTATAGTCGGTGATAGGAAGATACCAATGAAGAAGAACTTGATGAGGCTTAAGGGTAGTCAGGTTTATAAGCCTAAGCGGGTTAAGGATTTTGAAACCTGGTTAGCTTGGTTGTCTGCTGCTGCTATGAATGAACAGGGTTGGTCGAAAACAGACAAGCCAGTTAAGTTATCGTTGGATGTGGTGTTCGGGGATAGACGTACCAGGGATTTACAGAACTGTTTTGCTTGTGTATGTGATTCATTGAATAACTTAGTTTATGAAGATGATAAGCAGATAGAAGTGTTGGTAGCATCTAAGAAGTATGTAAAAGGTGAATGGTCATTCATTTTACAGATAGAGTTGATAGATGAAGCTACCTAGTGATGTACAGGAGCAGTTAGATGCTATACTTGCTGACCCGCTTAAGTTTGTTAAGCTATTAAAAATACAGGATAAGTATAGTGGAAAACTGGTCAGGTTTAGTCCGAATGGAGAACAAAAAGAATTAATAAAAAAATTACAACACCACCAAAAGGTAATCATACTTAAACCTAGACAGATTGGTATCTCAACTTTGTTGAGAGCATATGCACTATGGCAAACGTATACAACAAAAGACCCATTGAAGTTTGGTGTTATTAGTTTTCATCAGAGGTCAGCTAAGAACTTACGGCGTATGGATAAACTGATGCACGATAGTTTGCCTATGATGTTGCACCGTAAGTTGTCTATTGATAATGCTACTACTATGTGTTTTCAGGATAGTGGTTCTGAACTGTCTTCTTTTACTGCTGGTAGTAAGGGTGGTACACGGTCTTTTATGCTTAGTTCAGTTCACTTGTCTGAGTTTGCTTTTTATGACGACCCACAGGAAATGCTTGCTCAGATTGTAGCTACTGTTGGTACTGGTCAAATTATTATTGAAAGTACACCAAACAAACCTGCTGATGCGTTTCATAGATTGATTATGGGTGCTCCTGAAAACGGGTGGCAACTAGTTACTTATTGGTGGTGGGAACACCATAAATATAAACAAGAAGCACCAAAGGATTTTGAACCAAATGAAGAAGAGTGTAGATTGATAAAACAATATGGATTGGATAACGACCAGTTGTATTGGAGAAGGAATCAGATAGCAACTCTTGGTTTAGAAAAGTTTCGTCGAGAGTACCCTGCTTGTTTAGATGATGCTTTTCATTATGCCTCAGCCTCATATTTTGGTTTAGATGAAATCAGGGAAATAGAAGAGATACATTTTGAAGGCGAGGAAAGACAATATGAAGAACCAAAAGATAATGATGTATACGCAATGGGTGTGGATGTCGCTGCCGGTGTTGGTAGGGATTACTCTGCTATATCTGTCATTTCTATGGCAACACTCCAGCCTGTGTTCCACTACCGTTGTAATACAATAAGCCCTTCTGCTTTTGCTGATAAGGTTATGCAGATTGCACAGTTGTATAAAGATGCACGAGTGCTATGTGAAAGCAATAACCACGGTCATGTTGTGTTATATCGTTTAAGACACTTCGGTTATAAAAACTTATGGTGTACTGTTGATGGTAAAGATTGGACTACTACTACTAAATCTAAACTAGATGCCTATGAAACACTAAGAGAATATATTAGTGAAGGTATGATTATGAAGATGGATGCACAAGTGCTTGCAGAACTAAGAAGTTTAATTGTACAGCGTGTAACACCAGAAGCACCAGATGGAATGCACGACGATATGGCTATGAGTATCGCTTTAGCTTACCGCTGTTTGCGGGATATACCTAGAAGGAAATTAAAACTAGTTCGCAGAAACTTAATGGATATGCTAATATCACAAACAAGAGCACAGAAAATAAAACAACAACCAATACCTTGGAAGAAAAACGTATGAAGCCAATTACAGTAGAAGCCTATTATGCCAATCACCAAAAGTATTGGGATGAACAACGCCCAGAACTACGACAACTTAGAGCAGCCTATTTGACCAGGTACTGGGATAAAATGGAAGCACCACAACAAGTTGTTATTGAAACAAGTAGAGCCTATGAGTTTATAGAAGGATACATAGCTTCATTGTTTGCACGGTCACCGTCTGTTATTGTTAAAGGTGATGTGCGTGGTAAGGGTGACCCGCAAATAGTACAAGCGTTATGTAATAATTTCTTGGATGGTATACGCTCTCAACTTGAAGATGCTAGTAGACTTGCTCTTATTAACCCTTGTGCGTTTTTAAAGTTATTACCAAATGACCACAAAGACCCTTTTAAAAGAGTATCGGTTTGCGCTATAGCTCCGTGGGATGTCATCATAGATGAAGATGCACCTTCTTGGGCAGACCAAAAGTTTGTAGGGCATAGATACCATTTGACATTAAAAGAAGCCAGGGAAAAATATGGCCCGAAAAAGTTTAGTGCTCACGCCCTAATAAGGTTCTTAGACCAAATGGGTGGTGATGATGGCTATGATAATAAAACCTTTGAGGACAGAGAACCTGAATTCCAATACGTAGAGATAGTAGAGTTCTATGACCTTAGAGATGATAAGTTGTATGTCTGGTCCCCAGACTACAAAAATGGTGAAAAGTTTCTTTATGATGGAATAGTATTACCAGAAGGAGAGGCTGATAATATTAAGGACGTGAAGTATTCGGCTATTCCATTTAGAGATGCTACGGACAACCCAATCAGTCCTATCATACCATTGTTCTTTAGCAGACAACCTGACATTCCATTGAGAGGGTATTCTGCACTTCGGCGAGTGTACGATCAAGTACAAGAGTTGAACATCCTTCGGACTTATCAGGCATCGATGGTCCGGAGGTCCGCTCGCCAATGGGTTGTTGAAGCAGGGGTGTTTGATGCTGAAGCTATGTCTAAATTAGCTCAGGGTGTGGATGGTGAGTTTATAGAAGTAGAGTTGTCGCAAGGACAACAACTAGGAAACAGTATACTAGCTGTTCCACATACTCCCGTTCCAGCCGAGTTAGAACGTTATGTGCAGCAGGTCCAAGATGATTTCGAACGTGGTTCTGTACTAGCTCCGTTTACTAGAGGTGAATCCTCACGGGCAACCGCAACTGAGATTACTGCGCTGGCTGCATATTCTTCTTCTGAAATTGGAAGGCTTGCCAGAGAAAGAGATAGTGCTATAGAATATATGGCTGAAGTCTATATCTCTATGATTAGATTATATATACAAGATGAAGGCGATGTTATCTTGATAGATGGTGAGCCAACTGTTATTAAATCTAAGGATTTAACCGGTGACTTTACTTATTATGCTAATGATACTGGAGCGACACCAGTCAGCGAAGCAGTTAAAAAACAAGAATACTTAACTGTTATGCCTACTCTATTAGAGCTAGGTGCTCCCCCTATGGAAGTATTGACCCACTTGATACGATTGTTGGATTTACCACAAACATTTATTTCTGCACTGGAAGGAGTGTCGGAAAACCCACAACAACAACAAGCAGCTACACCAGAAGAACAAGTTATGCAATCTTCAGGTATGCAAGGGCAACCTTCGCCACAAGATGTACAACAATTCCTACCGTGACTGAAATACTATGCCTATTTATGACTATTTGTGTAAACCTTGCGATAGACCTCAGCAGGTCATTTGTGATTTTGAAGAGGCAGACGAACAGATATGCGAAATATGCGATGGTCCGATTGACCGCCAAGTATCACTCTGGGCGTTCACTCCTGCTAGATGGGGTGATACTCATGGTTATTTTGATAGGGGTCTTGGTATGTATATTGAGAACTCGATGCATAGGGAAAAAGTTATGAAGGAAAAAAATCTACGTCCAGTTTCACAAAAAGAATTAGATGACCACCAACAAGCAGTACATAATGATGGTGCAGAACACAAGAAAAAAGTTGAAACATTTCAAAGGGTTAAGAAGGAAACAGGTTCGTTTGCTAAAGCAGCAAAAGCTATAACACCTTATCCAAACCCAGAAGATACACATAGAAATGAAAGATATGAGTTTGAAAAAGAATGGAAACCAAATTTAAAAGTTATCACAAAAGGAGATGAAGAATGAGTATTCCAACAGATTTAATGGCCCAAGCTTCTGAAATAGGAGCGCAAGAACAAGTTATAGAAGAAATGGGAACAGTACTACCAGAAGGTAGATTTACTAAGAATGCACTTAATAGATTGGTGCGTGAACTAAATGCAGTATTAGAACTGTTTGGTGAAGAATACCCCGTCTTCGAAGAAGATATAACAGTGTTTCCTCAAGAGTTTGTACAATCATTGTCTATGGTTAACGCCGCTGCTGGTGATGCTGGTGTTGAGTTTGAAATTGTTTTTGAAGAGATTGGTGATGATAGAGACTTAGCTATGTTAGCTGGTCAATTGCGTAAACTGTCTAAAGATAAAACTTTTCAAAAGTTCCTACAAGAAAGTACTATGGTTGAAGAAGAACCTGTTGTTGAAGAAGAAGTAGTAGTAGAAGAAGAGGTACCAGCAGATATAGATGCAATGTTTGCAGGGAGAATGTAATGTCTGATGAAACTACAAATAACGGCACTGTAGAAGCAGCAACACAATCAGAAGCACCATCGTTACAAGAAGGGGTAGAAACAACATCTAGTGCCCCTCCAATAGTTGATGAGTACCAACAACGTGTTGATGCATTATTAAAACATCATGAAAAAACTGAAGAATATAAACAACAAAATGCAAAACAAGAAGAAGAACAAAAAGTTCGTACATATGAAAACATATCTTTAGATGAAGGTGAAAGTTTTGATGCTATTTATGATACACAACCTCCTGAAGTACAAAGATTATTAGGTTCTTTGCGTGGTGATTACACTAGGAAAATGCAGGCTTTAAGTAAACAACGTAGAGAGTTAGAAGATTTACAATCAACACTGACTACTTCTGATGCATATAAAGCTTTACAACAAGCAGCAACAGAGGCTTCAGCTAGTGGTGAAGAGTTTGACCCATTTGATACAAATAGTTTTCAAGCATATGTTGATAGACAAGTTACACAAAAACTACAACAAGTGTTACAACCTTTAGCTGAACAACAACAGCAAAATGCAAATATGCGCAAGCTAAATGATTTTATGGACCAACATCCTGAATTAAAAACTGATGAAAATATACGGTCAGCAGTTAGGGATATGTTGGTTGCAAATGAATCATTGAATTTACAACAAGCATATTGGATAGTAAAAGGTCAACAGTCTAAACATTTACAACAACAACAGCAGAAACAAGAGCAACAAAAGAAAGACATAAACAGACAAGTTGCTAGTCGTATAGGTAACGGACGTAAAAATGGTTTAACCATTCCACCAAATGCACATGAGTTGAAAGGTGTTGATATATATGAAATGCTTCTTGCACAAAAGAAATAAATTTGCTATCTTTATCATGTGCTTGAGGACCCTTTAAAGGATACTCCAATAGTACCGCCCCGAAAACGGACACGCGAAATACAAAATATAACATTTATTTAATGGTGAACACTATGGGTATCCAATATGATATTCTGGCGTCGACCCTACGTATTTTGCGTGATCGAGAGGTCGACAATACATTTCGTACTATACCACTCCTTGAAGCTGTTCAAAGAGCCGGTAACGTCGAGATGGTTGATGGTGGTCAAAAAGTAGACCATCCTGTAATTCTTGCAGAACATTCCAACATTACACAATTGGCAACAGGTTATGAATCAGTTAACTTGGCTGTTAAGGATGCACTTCGTACTGCTTCTTTTGACTGGTGCGATTTTGTGGCTCCTGTTGTAATTACTGAAAAAGAACAACTTAGTAATAAAGGTAGCCGTGCAATCATTCGTATTGCTGAAGCGCGTCTCAAATCTGTTATGGGTATGTTGAAGCGTGAATGGTGTAAGCAAACTGTAACTGGTAACTCTACAGTACTTAGTGAACTCAATACACTGAATGGTGAAGGGGTTAATGCTGCTGGTGCTTGGGGTGCTGCTGCTGCTGCTAATACAAGTGGATTTTTAAATAGACAAGCATTTGGTTCTCAAACAACTAATAGTGTTGGTGGTATTTCTAAAAATACTTATTCGTCTTCTTGGCAAAATCAAATGGCTACCGCAGGTGGTGCTTTTGCTACTAATGGTTTAAAATCTATGAGTAATCTCATGATTAATACTCAGATTTATGCTCCAGAAGGTGAGATTGACATTATTCTTGCTTCTCCAACTTCTTATGAATTGTATCGTAATGAGTTGACAGACCAAGAGCGTTATACTTCTGCTGAACAAACCAAAGACATTGTAGGTAAACTAATCCTTATGTACAATGGCGCATCAATGTATATTGATAATGGTCTTGGGTTTACTACTGATGCTGGTGGTGATAAAGTTAGTATGTATTTCCTTAACTCTAAACTGTTCTCAGTTTACTTCGACAAAGATGCTCACTTTGAAATGAGTGATATGGAACGTATTTCAGGATACGCTGCTGCATCTTCTAACATTATGGTTCGTACACAGTTAGCTGCAAGTCACCTTGCAGGTCTTGGTGTACTATTGAATGGGGAGAATTAATCATGGCTACTTCAACTTTATTACAATACTTACAAGCAGATGATGG